ATCCGCCTGGAGCGGAGAGAGGCGCTTGCCGCCGAAAAGCTGGAGAAAATGCTCTCCAGGAAGGGGATCGCAAGCTCCTTCCTGGAGGCGTTCGAGCTGGTCGGGGGCATCCCCCGGCTGGCGATGTGGGCCAATGACCCTGCCAACTACGGGGAATTCGTCAAGCTCTACGCCCGGTTCGCCCCCAAGGAAGATCGTGAGGAGGAGACCAGGCATTTCACCTACGTATCCAACGTCCCCCAATCCCCCCTCAATAAGAGTAGGCAAGAAGAGGCTGAGGACGCCCAGTTGATCGAGCACCATCCTACGGATGAGGATTGAAAGATGCCTTTGGATGCAAGCGGTAAATATCAACTACCCACCCCCCTTGTTGGTTTTTATGGGACTATAGGCAATAGTCCTACTGATTTGGGACGAGCTGTTCTAGACATGGCAGCTTTCATCGGCCCAACCCTAACCGGTTATGTGTCCGTCCTTAGTGTTGGTGTAAAAGGGGATGGGGTGACGGATGATACAGCAGCTCTCCAGGCAGCTGTTGATACCTACGGAAGTCTACTTATCCCTGATACCGGCTTCCCATATTTGCTATCAAACTATATTAATCTCCCCTCTGGGGTAACTATCATAGGTGCTGGGTTCCCCACACTAAAAGCAACCAACCCGGCGCAGCCGCGTATCTTCCGTGCAAACGCTGTTTCCAACATCTACATCGAGGGCCTTACCCTCGATGGGGCCAAGGCGGGTAAAGTCAGCGGCCACATAGCAACCGTCGCTACATGCGACAATGTTGTTTTCGAGAACCTCAAGATCATTGACCCTAAAGGCGCAATCAGTATTTCTACCAGTACTCGATGCCGCGTCCGCACTTGTGAGAGTTCTAATGGGGGTTCTAGTGCTGTAATTCTAGACGCTTCTAGTGAGTGCGAAGTCTCCTTCTTAGACACTCAAGATAACCTCAATTTTGGTGTGTTCCTACTGAATGGTTCACACCACAACCTTATCTTTGGGTGCCGCACGCTTAGCAACGGCCTTGAATTAGTGGGGGTTCGCTATGACTGCCATGACAATCGAGTGATAGCTAACCATGCAGAGGGCACAGGCGATAATGGCATTAGCATCACTGGCTACCGCAATACCGTTGTAGGAAATATATGCGCCTACAACTACCATTCTGGCATCTGGCTATATGGCCACATGAACTCCTGTTCCGGTAACATCGTATACAATAATGGTCAAAGGTTCCTGACGGATGCTACCGACTGGTCGGGTATCCAACTTCAAAGTGACTTTGGCGGATACAGCCACTTTAACAGTGTCACAGGAAATACGGTATTCGACGACCAAGCTGTTCAAACACAAATAGCCTCCTTGTGGGTGCGTAACTCCTACTATGGGACGTGGGGGCCAGCTAAAACAATCACATCTACAGTAGGTACATACTGGACGAATGGGTTCAATATTTACTTCTCTTCCGCGCCGGCCGGTAGCGTGACAGGGGCAACCCCACCTACACACACTTCCGGGACTGTTTCTGATGGTGCTGTTAGTTGGACCTATATTGACACATTCCAGGTCTCAGCGACGGCCCGTGGTAACCATATCGCTACAAACTACGCCTCTGCCGGCCGTGGTAGTTCCGAAATTCTTGTGGAGACAGCAGGCAATAACACCATCTTTCAAAGCAACGTCCAAGAGTACACTGGATGGCGCTCCCTAGCCGGCGACTGGGTAGCTCTGGCAGCATCCCGTAGGTACCGCCGCACGTCCTCTGTATGGGCCACTAGCCAAGCAATTGTTTATGGAGACGTCCGCGCAGGTGGGAACAACATCTACAGATGCATTAACGCGGGAGGCACAACTTCAGGAACAGTGCCTACCCACACATCCGGAACGGTAACGGGAGCAGATGGGATTCAGTGGCTGTTTCTCTATGCTGACTTGTCTCAGAGCCACGCTCTCGTTCAGTTCGAGCAGGACGGGTTCCGTCTTATGCACAGGGAGATTATCCAAGCTATAGACGGAACTACCTTTGCCTACAGGATGGCCGGCTTAGGGTCTCCAGAGGGGAAAGTGGCCGCCCCTGTTAGTTCCCATTTCCATAGGACCGACGGTGCGGCCGGGACCTGCCTCTATGTTAAGGAGAGTGGGACTGGAAATACCGGCTGGGTGGCTAAATGAGCGCCCAGGTCGTAGGGCTATATAACCCGCGCCCGCAGTTCCTGGATTTCCACGCTCGGTCTGAGCGGTTTGCAGCGATGGTCTGCCACCGCCGAATGGGCAAGACTGTAACTTGTGTGAATGACCTGATAGATAAGGCCATTCAATGCTCCCTCCCGATGCCTCGCTATTCGTACATCGCGCCTTTCTATAAGCAAGCAAAGACCGTCGCCTGGGGCTATCTGAAGCACTTTGCTGCCCCCCTCATGGACGGCAAGCCCATGGAGTCGGAGCTTAGTGTGAGGCTTGTTAATGGAGCGACCATCCGCCTATATGGGGCTGATAACCCAGATGCTCTGCGTGGTATTTACCACGATGGGTGCGTCATTGATGAATATGGCGATACAGCTCCTGAGCTTTTTGGCAAGATTGTAGGCCCAGCATTGGAGGATAGGGAGGGGTGGTGCGTGTTCATTGGTACGCCCAAGGGGCCTAACCACTTCTTTAAGCTTTGGGAAAAGGTTCGTTACGACCCTGAGTGGTTTACTCAGCTGTCACCAGCCAGTAAGACTGGGATATTCTCAGATAAACAACTAGAGTCTATTCGTAATCGCCCTGGGTCGGACGAAGACGTCTACGCTCAGGAATATGAGTGCGACTTCCACGCGGCCTGTAAAGGTGCGTTTTACGCTAAACACCTCAACAAGATCGAGGCAGAGGGGCACATGGGGATTTTCCCCTACAACCCATTACTGCCTGTTGTTACTGGCTGGGACATCGGTATCGATGACGATACTTCCATCTGGTTTGCCCAGGTGTATCCAGACGGTAAAATCTACATTATCGACTTCTTTACTGGGTCTGGGTATGACGTGCACGACATCGTGTCCGAAGTATTGATGAAGCGCGACTACAATTACGGCGACTTCATCCTCCCCCACGATGCTGCAAACCGTTCGTTCCAGACCAAGAAGACCACCCGCGAAATCCTCTGGAATGACTACAAGATCAAAGTAAGGATCATGCCGAAGGAGTCGGTACAGGAGGGTATTCAAGGAGTGAGGGCCACCATCCCTAAGCTTTATTTTAACATTGCTAATAAGGACGTCAGGGACGTGGGGCTGGATGCTCTCAGGTTGTATCAGAGGGAGTGGGATGAAAAGAACATGACCTTGAAGTTGAAGGCTCGCCACGATTGGTCAAGCCACCCCGCCGACGCAATGCGCTACCTGTGCATGGGCATTAACCCGTATACTGAGAAGCGGCAGAGCAAAACCATCATCACCCAAGTGTCCCCTCAGCAGATGGCTGCCGTGGCCAGTAGCCGCGACATGACCCTCGATGACCTTTACGAGCAGCGTGAAGAGGCTATGGCCGCTGCCAGCAGAAACCGGCGGATTTGAAAATGGCGACTAAAGAAGAGAGCCCCTGGGAAAGCAAGTTGGATAAGTCTGAGAAGTTCTTAGAGAAGGCGCATAAGCATGGCTGCAAGGTCTACAAGCGCTACATGGACGAGCGCGACGACGCCGAAACCAAGACCAAGGGGCAGATGGCCAACTTCTTCTACGCCAATACCAACACCCTGCGCGCCTCCTTGTTCAACAGCCTCCCGATCCCCGAAGTTACCCGCATCCAGAAAGGCGACTTCCAGAATGACGTGGCCAGGGTGGCCGCGCTCATCACCCAGCGGGCGCTGACTTATGAGGTTCACTGCGCTACGGACTTCTCCGAAGCTGTGAAGATGGCCATCCTGGACCGTCTCGTCCCTGGAATGGGCACAGCCTGGGTAAGTTTCCTCCCCTCCGAAGCGGTATCGATTGCCAACGTCAAGTGGGACGACCTCTTATATGACCCCCAGCGGGTGTGGTCGAAGGTCCGTTGGGTGGCCCGCAAGCTCCGTCTCAGCGAAGAGGACATGGAAGAGACTTATGGCGAGAAGATCGAGGACGCAATAGAGGCTAGTGGCTCTGAGGACTACTCAGCAGGACGGAAGGGAAGTGACGACCTGACGCCGAAAGAGATTAACCAAGACACTCATCTGGTGTACGAGATTTGGGATAAGACCACTAAGAAGGTCTACCACATCATGCGGGGGCGCAAAGAACCTCTGTTGGAGCTAGACGACCCGCTCCAACTGAAAGATTTCTTCCCCTGCGCCAAGCCAATGATGGCCAACCCCACTACCAATGCGTTCCTGCCTATTACCGATTACCATGTTGCCCAAGACCAGTACGTACAACTGGTCTGTATGACGCTGAGAACCCGTCAATCGTCGGCCTGCTGACCGCCGCTGACAACAAGATGATCCCTGTCCCCAACTGGGCCATGCACAAGGAGCTGGGGGGCGCCCAGGGGCAGATTGAGTGGTACCCCTTCGAGCAGGTGGCCATGGTGCTTAAAGAGCTGTACAGCTCGTTTGAGGGCACCAAGGCCATACTGTATGAAATTACAGGCATGTCGGACATTCTGCGCGGTGCGTCCTCCCCCTACGAAACTAAGGGGGCGCAGGAAATCAAAGCACAGTTCGCGTCGGTACGGATGAATGACTACCAGGCTGAGGTGGCCGTATTCGTCCGAGATGTTCTGAGGATTATTGCTGAAATCGTTACTCAGCTCTATTCAGAGGAGAAACTGGCTCAGATCGTCGGAGAACTACCGGAGAATGACCGCCAGTACGCTCCGGCGGCCTTCCAGCTCCTACGCGACGATAAACTCAGGGACTACAACGTCAATATTCAGGCTAATAGCCTGACTCAAGCTGACTGGGCGCTTGAAAAAGAGTCCAAGGTAGAGGTCGTACAGACTGTTGGGGCCATGATTTCTCAGATAGCCCAAGTAGCACAACAGGCTCCGCAGCTAACCACGCTAGGTATCCAGCTAGTCAAGTTCGCAATTTCCGGATTCAAGTCCGGTGTAGAGCTGGAAAGTTGGATTGACGGGGAGCTGGACAAGCTTATCCGTCAGCAGCAGGAGGCTGAGCGCAATCCGCAGCCCCCGCAGCCCTCTCCTGAGGAGCAGAAGGCCCAGGCTGAAATCCAGAAGATTCAACTCGATGCCCAAACCAAGCAGCAAGAAAGCCAGCAGAAACTACAAGCGGAGCGCGAGAAGAATCAGATGGAAATGCAGCTCATGCAAGTTAAATTGCAGTTTGAGCAGCAGATGGGCGAGTTGAAGCTAATGCTTCAGCAAGCCCTGGCCCAAGGGAAGCTTCAAGAATCGAAGATGAATATGGAAGTGAAGCAGCAGGAAGCTGCTTTGAACATGCAAACTCAGCAGGAGCAAGCCGCCCTGGACTCTCAAGTGAGCCAACAACAAGCTGAAATGAATCTTGAGCAGCAGGAAGCAACCAACGAGCAGAAGACTCGTTTTGCTGAGGAAGACCAGAAACGTAAGGCTGCAGAGCCTAAACCAAAAGGTGCGAAGTAATGCCAACCTATGAAGCAGTATGCGATGAGTGCGGTAACAAGTTCGACTATACCGCCAGGGTTAGTGAGTATGACCTGATCCCCATGTGCCCGATGTGTGACAGCGGCCTGTGCCGCCGGATATTCACTGTGGCCCCCATGGGCTTTGTTAAAGGGAAGTTTGAGCCGTATCGTTCTCAGGTGGATGGGTCGCTTATCCGTACCCAACGTGACTTGGAAGCACACAACAAGCGTAACAACGTGGTACTTCTCGGCGAAGGGTACGACGAGCAAACCATTCTCGACGGTAAATGCGCCCCCCCACCGCCGCGTGTGGATAGGAAAGAGATAACCAAGGACATTCAAGAGGCGATGGCGCAGCTTGAACAAGGGTACAAACCAGTGGAGAGAGCCCCCCTCCCCTTTGAAACTGATGAAGGTGCGAAATGAGCGAGCAAAACGAAGTTGTAGAAGAAGAATCCCTTCGGGAAAGTCTGGAGGCTGCGCTAACAGAGTCGGAGGGTGGGAAAAGTGAGGTTCAATCTTCGGTGGAGAAGGCTTCTTCGGCGAAAGAAGAAGGCCAGGAACTGGAAGGTAGTGGGGGGAAGAGGGGTAGCGAAGAACCAACGAAGCAGGAGGCCCCCGACAAGACTGAGGAGACTGCTTCTGACGAAAAGCAGGGTAAGGAGTGGGATGATCGAGCGCCTTCTAGCTGGTCGCCCAAGGTACGCGAAAAGTGGGTTACAGTCGACCCGGAGGTGCGCGCTGAGATAGTAAGACGCGAGCAAGCGGCCGCTACTGGGGTGCAGAAACTGCACCAGGAGTATGCGCCGCTTAAGCAATTCACTGAGTCGCTGTCCCCCTACATGCAGGAAGCTCATCAACTGGGCATCAACCCTGCTCAGCACATCCACAACACCCTGGCGGCAGAGCGGCAGCTCCGCGCGCAAGACCCGACAGCGCGGTTCAATGCCTTGCTGAATATCGCGGATCAATACGGGATCCCGATCCGGCAGTTCCTGGCCGGCGAGAAATCCGCCCCGGCGGCGCAGCCTCCCCAACAGCAGCAAGTGATACAAGATCCGCGTATTCAGGAGCTGTTGGCGTTCAAGGAGCAGTATCAAGAGTCTGCTGTAGAGCGCGAGTTCGCGCGGGTGGCGAACGAAGAATTCATTGGCCGTGAAGACATCCAAGACCTTATGGCCAATTTAATCCGGTCGGGGGTAGCTACGGATATTAAAGCAGCCTACGACAAAGCATGCCTACTTCACGATGAAATAAGGCAGGTGCTTGATTCGCGTAAAGGAAAAGAAACTCAAAACCAGGCTCTAAAGCAGCGCCAGGAAGCAGCAGCTTTGGCTGGGAGGGCTGGTATGGCTGGGAGGGAGGTAGAAGTCCCTGGCTCGACCGCAAAAGATGACTCGATCCGTGGCATTCTTGACGAAATGATGAGAGAAGCCACGGGACGCATTTAGTTCTTGGAGGCGGCCGTGGACGATCTGGCTAGGGAAGTGCTCCTACTAACGCACAGGGTGACTAAGTTGGAAGAAGAGAGGCTACCTACTAGAGTAGCCCAGTTAGAAACCTCCGTTGAGCACGTGGAGAGAGCAGTAAAAGAAATTAACGATAATCTGCTGACTGGGCTAGACCAGATCAAGTTAGAGGTAATGCGGCAAAGGGCTACTATGAGGGGGGTAGCCCTAGCTTTTGGCGGGTTAATTACCTTGTTGGGTGCGATGCTTACTCTAAAGGAGCTACTTGCATGAGAAACATCGACGCCATTATCAATAAGATTCTAGATACGGAAGGCGAGAAGTATACGGATGACCCGTCTGACAGCGGAGGCCCTACTAAGTGGGGCTGGACCTCCAGAGCGCTCAAGGAAGCGGGGTGGCCTGGGAATGTACAAAACTTGACCCGAAGGGAGGCGTTTGATTTATACTACGCCCGATATGTCAAGAAGCCGAATTTCGATCTGATAGCCGATGTCGATTATGACACTGCCTACGAGGTCATAGATACTGGCGTTAATATGGGGCTAGAGGTTGCGGCAAAGTTCCTGCAGCAATCTTTAAATGCCCTTAATAACCAAGAGAAGCTGTACCCAGACGTGCTAGAGGACGGAAAGGTAGGTAGGCGGACTGTATCCTGCCTTAAATCATACCTTAACCACCGTGGGGCGGAGGGGGTAGTAGTTCTCCTTCGTTGCTTGAACTGTCTACAGGGGGCTCGATATATCGAGTTGAGTTCAGCCTCCCCCAAAACCGAGCGCTTCGTGTACGGATGGGTGCTTAACAGGGTGCTGATATGAGCTTAGATATTTTTGCTTCAGCCTACTCAGGCACCCTCGCGGATAGGGTCCATAGCCTACTACTGGCCAATACCAGCGGCGCTGTGGCCACATCTACCACTCCTGACCTGTGGGTGCAGTTTCTGGCTCAGCGTGGGTACACCACCGGCACGCTTAACGACCGGCAACGCCAGTGGCTACTTTCATACTTGTCCCTATCTGATACCGGCCAGACTCTCGCGGGGTTGTGGGGACTAGTGCTCTCCCCCTTCAGCGAAGGACCGACCTATCTTTTGGATACCTACCCAGGGGCTCTGGTTGCCTACTCGACGGCGCGTAAGTTGCGCGCAGCCTACGCCGGGGCTGCTTTCAGGGTTCGCCGCTCTAGCGATAATGCTGAGCAGGACATCGGCTTCTCCGGAGAGTTGGTTGATGTCACGGCCCTCACCACTTTCGTCGGGGCCAATAGCGGTTTCGTCGTCACCAAGTACAACCAAGCTGTAGGGGGTGGGCTTGACGCGACAATTGGCACGGCCGCCTCGCAGCCTACTATTGTAGCCGCTGGTGTTGTCCAAACACTGGGCACCAACGCCTACCCAGCGCCTCTGTGGGATGGCGCGCCGGCGGCAAGTGGGGACGACAGGCTGTCCGTCACAAACTTGACGCTCCCCAGCACTGAGTTGCTGCTCTACTGGGCATGCCGTGATACTGACCACACCTACTATCGCGCTATTTGCCATTATGGTACGGCGGGGGTAGGTTCCGGAGAGTTCGCCATCTACTCTCCCGACATTGACCACTCGGCTAATGAGGTCAGCTTCTACACCCCCAGATCGGAAGA